ATTGCTTTCGTTCATATCAAGCTTGACCTTCCTATCAATCGCGATGCTTGAGATATCTGGGGTCTCCGCATCACGATTGCTAGGAGGTTTCTTTTTGACTACATGTTTCCAAAACTCTTGAATTTTACCAAGCATTTTGTATGAGTACTCTGGGTCGTATGCAATATGTTTTGACTCCCATTTACTGTTGCCAAATATAACAGATAAGAAACAGCCGTCTGGTTTGTAGTTGTACTCTTCACAATGTATATTATGTAAGTGCATATAGAACTGTAACTGCGGCATGTATCTTTCGATAACATCAGTCATGTTTGTAAACGCATTGGTATGTTTTGCTTCTACAATGTAGCTTTTATTTGCACTATCTATACACATCATGTCTGCTGTACCTTTGAGCGGTACATAGCCATCATCGTATCTGAACTCAAATTGAAGTTCACGCTCAGTGCCAGCCATTGCATAGCCAGGTGAGTACGATTGCACCCACCAGTCAAGATTGAACTGCTCTGTGTGTACACCGAGCTGAACAGCTAGCACCTCTGATAAATCTTCTGGTTCTGTAAGCCCTACCTTCTCTTGGTACAGCTCTAGCCACTCCCCATTCATGATTCTGATGGCATCTGTGCCACCGATAAAATTTTGTCTATCCATAGTTTTCTCCTTATTTATATGGCGATTGTAGTCTCACTTCTGCAACTGGTCAACAAAATAATCAAACCTATCGAGATAAAATCTGCGTCGTTCTAAGTCTGCTTTTACCAGTCCGTATACATCTGAGTAGGGTGGAAGTATGCGAAATGTTTTGATGGACATGTTGTAGATATGCATGATGCAATCGGCTGGTAAATCAACCAGACTCTCAATCATAATCTCTACACGTTCACTACACTCATCCATACTTGTTTCGTATGGACGTTGGAATAGATACTTCCAGCGACTGAATAGCTGGCGAACTCTATCCGGTCTGTGTGGTGTTAGGTATGCTTCGACATTTGCTTTGGCGGCAAGAGCATCGGCAAGCTTGGTACAGCTTACATCGAGCATGCGTACACTCACAGACTCAAGAGCGTTGAGTTCTTTTACTAGCTGTTCGTTTGCTTTGGCTGGCGAACGAAATGTAAGAAGGGTAGCAACGTTGCCACCCTCCCCAATAGATACGACTTTTGACATGTTTCCTCCTATGCTGAATTGATTTGTATTGATTCCTCAACTAGATTGTGTAGCTTTGGAAGTGTTGATTCAAGTAACTGAGTAAGTAATTTTATTTTTTTATCCATGTTCTCTTTCGAGAATGGTAAAGATATTGTACTCATTTCATCAAGAGTACGTTTTGTATCCTCGATTTGGTTTTTTATTTGTTTGTTTTTTATTTGCTCACCAACTGTTTGGATACAATAATAGTAGTGATATAGTTTGTTTACTAAGTCCTGAACTTTCCATAGCTGTTTGCTTGTCGCAAGTTGCTTTGGATTATCACCACCAGTATAACCAAAAAAGTATTTAGATTGAACAGTATCCAATGGTTTATATAGTATGTTTATAACTGTCATGTTATCCTCCAATAAGTTTTTTAAATGTTGATTCCCATACTCGGTCACTAATTATTACACAGTATCTAGGGTCGCCAGCCTTGCGTTTGCAGACCGCCATGTCCCTATCTTCAAGAAGATTGAATACGTTTGGAAACGAACTCTTATCTCTGTACTTTACTTCTACAAAGAGAACTTGACCATCAATCTCGATAGTCAAATCCCCTTTGTATTCACCACCTAAACTGCCCGATAGTGGTTGTTTCTTTGTCTTTATTCCTAAGTTATTCCATAGCTTTAGAAACCATCGTTCGTGATAGCTTCCTTTTGCTTTATTTTTGCTAACCATGTATCCTCCTCATAGCACTTATGACAAATCAAACTGCTCTTATACAGAAAGACTACAAAGTATTGAGTCTGCTGACCACAAGCATCACACTTTTGCCATGCTCGTTGCTCTACTCCTTTACTTTTTTTGGAGCGTCGCAAGCTGGTAAATAGCTCGTTCAATCTTGATAGCAGTTTCATAGCGTAGTTCTGTGCCTTTCCATTGTCTATAGTAGGTGGTCTTCGATAGACCAGCCCAGTTAAAAGCATCACGCAAACTGACCTTCTGATTCTCGGATTGAATTGTTAGCTGTTCCAAATAACTTTTCATAGAGAATAGATTTACTACGCTGTGCCTGATAAAGCAAGTATCTATTGATTGTTTTGTTACCCAATGCGGTAATGAAATATTTTTTGATACTCCCAGCCTTGTTGTTTGCATACAACACTCGCTCGTAGTCATGAACTTTTACAGCTATTATGAATCCATATTTATGTTCTAATGTATGCAGAGTTGTGCTGATTGTACCTGGCTTGAGGTCAGGTAGTTCTTTACGAATAACTCTATTTGTTATTCGTGGAGGTTTTGGGTTTGACTTGTCGTGATATAGCTTTATTGTTGCTAGTATACGAACTTGATTAGACGAAAGTTTTTTCATGATAGTATCCTTCAAACTGGGGAGGCTCGGCACCTCCCCTTTTTTGTATCAGACCACGCTGGTTACTGTATGGTGGTTTGTGCCAGAACTGATACATGTTATGGTTGCATTGCTCTTTCAGTTAGGTCTTCAATAACCAAGTCCATTAGAACTTCCATTGGAACATTAGTTGTTTTGATACCTACTTCATCACAATAGTTTAGTAGCTCGAGGCAAGGCATTGAGTTAACCTTGTCCTCGATACCAGCTAGTATCATATCATTGACTGGATGTGACATCATCGCTCCCATAGTGTATTGTACGACCAGCTACTTTGGCTTCACCATTGGTCGGTACATTGGTTTCATTTCTAGTGTCGTCTACAAATGCGTAGTAATCTACAATTTCTTTGATAGCATCTTTGACTCTACCAAAATCATAACGAACACTGCTTGATGGTATGCGTTGTTCGTCTTCTGATAATGATTCATAGAATAGCATATCTCTACGCAGTCTTTCTTCTAGTGTTACCATTTCTTTTCCTCGTACTGATTTCATTAGAATAGTTCCTTCTGTTGTGGCTCATCGCCTAGTTTTTGTTTTAAGCTGGACAGAAACTCCTCATTGCTTATAGGAGTATCACAATGAGTTGTACCTCCGTAATGCTCTGACTTTCGCGCAAGCATATACGAACGATACCCAGTTTCTGTCAGCGGACTCTTTACTGTATTACCATTTACATCGGTTACATTGAGTTCGAAGTGGTCAACTACATAGGGCATACCATGCTCTGAATAGTTGAGATAGTCACGACTCACTCGCACATCGTGTGTCAAGTTATGCCACACGAATGTTCCTACATGTTCAAATTTCTTGGAAGTGTTCATCAGCTCTGTCTTCGTAGTACTGTCTGTCCTTCTTGAAGTATGCTTTTGGTAGCGGTATATCCTTGCCGCTGTTGGCAAGGTTAAACTGGTATGTCTGAGCATGCTCCTTCTTGAACCTCTCTTCTAGCCAATACTCTGCAAAGTGTGCATCGCCATCTTGTTTTATCAATGTGACAATCCGAACTCCATCCTCTTTGATGTTGAGTATCTGTGCTGACAATCTCATACAGCCATACTGAAAGAGTGCTTCTTTCGGTGTGATACCACCATGAGTCTTGAGATGGTGCAGTATCTTATCCTTCTGTGTTTTGTATCTGTCCATTAGTTTACCTCCGTGACAGTTGTTGTGAATTGTAACTCTTGAACTGGTGAATCAGGTCCACTCTCGATGTGGATATCGAGAGTACGGCAAAGCTCTGGTGCATACACTCGCTCCAAAGTCTTGATGACGTTCTTCTTCTTGTCGTAAAACTTTATTGTGTAATCATCTCTCCAAGTAAGGTCGACATCAACGCGACCTTTGTGCTTGAAGCCATTGGTCTCCATCTTGATACCAGCTCTGCGTTCCTTTGTTTCCGGCAATGCAAAGCAGTTGTGACCAACGATTACTCCCCAGCAGTTCATTGCATTTGGGTCTGCATATTGAATCTGCTTTACGATTTCTTTACAATAATAAAATGTTTCATCTGTCATAGTTTTCTCCACTTATGATTATAGATTAATTGTTCAACTAATTCAACTCGTTACTTGCAACGTACCCATAGTCGCTGACTTGGGTTGCTTCTCCATGTAGTATAGAACACCCATTGCCATTGCGTCAGACAATCGAGAGTAAACTCGGCTGTCGCCACACGCGACATCGACCAGTTCATACATGGTTTTCTGTGGGTCTTTACAGTATGTCATCCATATCTGTATGTCACCATTGTTTAGTAATCTGTGATACTGCACGCTGTTGAGTTCGCTGTCGAACAGATGGTCAACACCCCAGTATCTATTGACTTCATACAATTTAAGCATAGCTTTCTCCTTAAAAACAACATCCGAATAACACGGCCTTTCCAAGCGTCAAGGTCGGCGAAGCCGCCGAAGGGGAACCTTTACGCGAGATGGAAAGACTGTGTTATCGGAACTGATTTGCTTGGCAATCCTCAATCTTTTTTCATTGGTGTGAAACGAAACGTCCACGGCGCAACACTCGCGCCGTGTCGCGTGCCTTGACTTGGACGGCATCGCGAGAGCGTGAGCGCGAGCGATGGTTTACATTGCATGCGAAGCATGTAGATTTCGTGGGTCTACTTGCCTACAAGGCAAGTAGAATCACAGCTATCATGTACAAAGTACATGCTAGCATTATGAAATTGATGAGAGCGTAGCGAATCATTATATATCTCCTGAAAAGAGAGCAGTACCCATTGGGTACTGCTCGAGTTGAAGGTTTAGCTGTCGATGCCATCGGCTTCGTCAGCTTGCTCTTTGAGCTTGGACTCAGTAACTTGGTTACTGAGTACCTTGCGTGTCTTTGCATTAGCTCGGATTTGGTCGAGCAAGGCTTGCTCTTGCTCAGCAGAAGCTGTGTCAGCTTGTGCTTGCTTTTGTGACCAAGGAACAAAAGCCTCTCCTTGAGTTGCCTTGTACCAAGCTTCGACAACTGATTGAATCTCGTAGAGGCGATTAGCAGTTGCGGTATTGGTGTCAGACCTATCAATGTCATGCTCGATGCAATCGTTGTCACGAGTACCAGCTCCTTTGTTGGCAAGTGACGCATCTCGTAGAGCTTTAGCTTGCTGGTATCCAGCAACCTTCAAGGTCTGTGCGATGGCAGAGTTGTCTTTGCCATCGCGAGTCTTTTTGTGAAAAGACTCAAGGATTGGTTGGATGAAGCGGAGTGTACCAAGTTGTCCTGTTGGGACAACTTCATCTGAGTCCTCCATTATCTTATCCCCAGAAGCTGTCGTACCGACTTGCTTCTGGTATCGATGCTCGCTTGCATCGATATTGAAGTACATCTCATAGGGATGAAAGATGTTGCCATCTCCCATGAGGTACTCAAGTACCTTCAGCATAGCCAACTGAGGGTCAAGCGAAGCGTAGACATTGGCAGTCGACTTCTTGTCGAGTGCCTTCTGCATGTTCGACCATGTGGCATCCATATGGTCTTCTGTGATACGATATGTACTGATTACTTTGTCGATTTTAGTTTTGATGTCCATGATAGACTCCTTCTTTAAGTTATATTACAGAACTCATACATACGAGTTCCCTTTAACAGTTTTAGGTAAGCAAGGGCGAACTCGAAAAGCAGACAAGGTCTGCTGGTAAAGATAGTGAAAAACAGCGTTTTACGAGGAGACAAGCACCAGCAAGCTGGTGCGCAGACGAGGACATAAAACGGCTAAGCCCTGTTTTTTACTATCTTTATTCGATTCGTCCGCTACCCAACAGGGAGACGCGTGAGCGCGACGACCATGTTTGCGTCATGCAAGATTACACCACAAGCTCATAGACTAGCAGACATCGTTATTCGGCTTGTCCGAATGACTGGCTGGTAGGCAATGTTCTTGTGGCTACCCTTGAGCTACGCCGAAAGGGTAGTCTTGCATGGAGTTGCTCGTAGCGGAGCGTATAGCGAGCAATCTCGTAAAATGGGAACTCGTGTGTGTGTGTCCTCTGTGCGTACTCGAGGTGACTGGAGTGAGGAAGGTAGCGACCAAGCTACACGAAACGTAGAGCAAGCGACTGCTTGCCGTAGTGAAGTGATAGTGCGGAGGAGCGACTGACGAACGCAAGGAACTTCGCAGAGGATGTAGCACAGAGCAGATAGACTTTCATGCGCTAGCATGTAGAATGAGCGCTTTGGATGGAAGCCCGTAGGGTCAAGACCTCTCCATCGAGAGGGCTTGATTTACGACAGCCATGATTAGCGCCCAGAGAAAAGTGCCATGTGGCACAATTAACATATTGACAAGTGTGCTGAAGATTGGCAACAATCGAAGCATGACACTTGTAAAGCT